TCATATGCCGCCATGACCGACTTGTTGTAGATCTCTTCACCAGCCGCGTTTGTATGCAAAGCGTCACGCAAAAGTGACTTGTCTTGCAGGATCTGACCCATGGTGTCTACAGTTACTACGTTGCTATTGTTTGCGGCAATGTCGCTGTAGAAAGAAGCAGGGCCAGTCTCAAAATTGTTGTTGACCACATCTGTAAGAGACCCAGCTCTAGGAGATGTGGTTAAGACAACATTGACACCCTGTGATCCAAGTGTGGAAACAATTTGGTTGATGTTATTGGTAATGGTTGCGTCATCGACGCCTTGAAGCATGTCAACGCCACCAGTTTGGAGAAACACGGTAGAGCCGGGGGCAAACGATCCACCAGCATCTATAAATGTATTAAGTTGGTTGAGCGTATCAGCGCTAGTTGCACCACCAACGGCAGTGTTAATTGTTTGTAAGCCAGTAAGGGCGGTCAGATCATTTACAAGAGAATTGTTTGTGCTGTTCCAACTGGCGCCAGCTAGGATGTTTCCTGATAAAACATTTCCTGTGTTGTTGGTAGCGGGTAGACCACCAGTTACTGCCGTATTGTCTACAGCAGTCGTTCCAGTAGTTGACCCTGTTGCGGCTTGATCTAAGGCGCCAGTATTAGCTGTGTTGTTTACCGCTGTGTTGTACGCAACTGTTGTATCTGCAACAGTGTTGGCTGTGTTATTTGTAGCCGCTGTATCTGTGGCTGTATTGTTTGCTACTTGTGTCAATGCGCCGTCTGTTGCGGCTTTTGTTGGACGATACGGAGCAAAGACAGATGCAATTGTGTCGTCATCTAACCCATAAGATTTAAATTGCGTAATTAAGTCATTGACGGCATTTTGACCACCAAAAACGTCATAAATATCTTCGTAAGCAGTAGAAAAGTTTGTTGGTAATGCCATGTCAATTCACCGCTGGGTTAACAGAGTTGACAAGAGCTTCAGCCCATTCTTGCCAGTCGTCGTAGATGAACGGGCCGGGGATGCCCTCATTTGCAAACACATCAATCGCCTTTAACGCTGACGCCCAATCTTGCCAATCTGTATTTGCGTCTGGTATGCACAACTGCTGTGTCGCATACTGTTCACACATAAGCGACGCCCACGACTCAAAGGTATGGTAGCGAGGGTCGTAGACCAAATTGGTGTTGAGGATGGTTGCCATTATGGTCTCACGTCGCCTAAATCAGCGTCTAGGAGAATCTTACCAACTTGGTAGTTACCACCTGCTACGTTAGAGACAAACTTTAAACGTAGCTCACGACGCTGTTCACGCATATCAACCTTGCCTGTATTTGGTGAAAATACGTACGCAGATGACGTTACGTCTTGGGATTGAGCAAATGATCGTCCAGTGACGTACAGCTCCATGTCTCCACTTTGTACAAAGTCAGGCTCAACACGCTCTAAACGAAGCCACTTGTTCTCACCTACGGGGGACGGTTGGGATGGGCCTCCCGAGACTAGACCTAAGTCATTGGTCTCAAAGAAAGACTCAATGGCAAGAACATTTGTATCTTGAACCGCATCAGTTCCAATCTCGTGTTGCCATAAGGACACAAAGTTAACCACTTGATTGACTGTGATAATTAGACCAGAACCTGCTGGAATTGCGGCTGAAAGAGTGTCGCCAACAACGTAGTTCTTACCCTTGGCGTAGATCGTCACAGTAGTAACAATACCTCCAGCCACCACAATCGTAGCTGTGGCGCCTGAACCGCTTCCGCCTGTCAGGGCTTGATTGGTGTAGGTTCCGTTGGTGTACAAGGTTCCACCAGCAGTTCGTGTGATTGCGTTCACACCACCTACTTCGTTGGTTTCCCATGACGCCCAAGTTGGGCGGGTAAAGACTTGAGAGAAGTAACCAGCAGAACGACGAGCGCCAAGAGCCTCACCAGCGTCGTACCAAGTATTCTCACGCACGTTGTAGATGACCGCATCTGTGCATTCTGTGGCGTTGCCTCGTGGATAGAACCACCAAATCTCGCCAAAACGAGGAACCTTGGACACCCAAACCTTCTCGCGCTGGGCGTAGTTCAGATTGTCAAAAAAGTAGTTCTGATTCATGGTGTTAGGAATCTCTTTAACAACACCGTTGTAGAGTAAAAACCTATCCACACCACACCAATAATAGATACCGTCGTATTCAATTACGGACTGAGAAGACAAAATAGACGACTGGGAAGAAATCAAGTCATAACGCCAAAACTGTGGGGGAGTTCCAGCACCACCAATGAACGACACGCGGATAAGGCTGTCAAGGCTCCAAAACAGCCCAGAAGGCGCGTTTGAACCACCCCTGACAGGTAACCCTTGAACAATCTTTCCAGTGGCTACAGAGACCTCATTGGCGTCCGCAGAGACCCAATCGTTAATGTTGCCTGCTGAAGAGTTCCTAATCAGCCCGTTGTTACCATATACAAACACGTAAGGGTGAAGGGAAACAACGCCACCAGAGACGGAAACGTTGTTGTCAAAAGTAATTGTTGACGCGCCAGATGTTGTTGCGGCGGCAGAAATTACCACGTTCTGAATCTGACCAAGTGTAAATACCAAACCAGTGGTTGTTCCCGCTGTGGTAACAATTGCTCCACCGCCAGAGGACGCAGACAAAGTAAATGTCGTAGCAAAGTTGGTGGCAATAATGAAGTACGTCACGCCAGAGGTAATACCCGTAGCGGTTCCAGTCAAAGTTCCAGACACGGCAACCGTCTGACCAACATACAAACCAGTCGTTGAGGTACAAGAACATTGCCCAGCAGTTCCCGTCACGGCTACAGCGTTTAAAACAGGCACAGCGAGGTTAGTAGAAACAACCGTAGTACCAGAAGGAATACCAGTTCCAGAGATAGATTGACCAGCGCCAATTTGGGTGTTCTGTATGGACAAATAAGCTGTCGTGGTGCTGTTTAAAAACATTGAAGCTGTGAACACGCCAATCGCTGACAAACTTGTGCCAGTTATGTTTCCACCCAAAACAGGGGTATTGACGTTGTTGTCAATGAGGCTGAGGGATTGGCCGGGGTGCGCAAGCAACAAGTTATCGCCAGATCCACTTACGTCATAGAACGTATCAAACTGCCAAAGGTTGTTATCAGATGAGGTAAAGTTTGACAGCGTCAGATCCGTCACGCCAGAACCTACACCATTGTTGTCAATAGGAACAACCTGCAAGCCTTTAGAGTGCCCATTAAAGACGTTATTAAAGCTTTGCTGTGGGTTGACGTAGATGCCTCGTGAGGGGCCTGAGATCCCAGCAGTGATCTGCCTATACCCACCTATCTTGCGAGGGCGAGCGCGTTGGAACCTGACCCAACGCCCAGAGTTGTAGAAGTCCTTGTCAAAGACAGTTCCATCGCGCTGGATGCCCGGCTTCGTGTCCAGTGCAAAGACCTTCTTGGTCATTAGAACGTGCCCCCAGTAATACCAGTCGTAAAGGTTCCAGTTGTTCCAGTTACAGACCCAACAATTGTCAAACCTGTTGCCGATAATGTAGACCTCGCAACACCCAAAATAGCAGTGTTAAATTGACCAGCACCAGCACGGTAAACACCCGTGGTAGCTTCGCTGGCAAAGCTCAAAGAAGGCGCTCCAACAGTTCCATCAGCTAAAGAAACAGTGGTTACAGATCCTGCCTGAGATGTGTTGGCGTTAAAGAAGTTTGTTCCATCGCAAGCCAAAGTTACCTGTTGACCAGAAGGAATGATCACAGACGTGCCAGAACCTGTTCCTACGGTGAGTGTAAAACCGCCTGCTATTACGGAGTTCTTAATGACGTACAAGTTCACCACAGGCGGATAAATCACTGTGACGTTGCCAGTCAAGGTTCCTGTGTAGGTTTGAATGGTGTTTGTGGCTTCACTTGAAGTTAAGGTGTACGACCCTGTAACTACCGCCTTAATTAAAGACGTGTAGAAGAATTGGTTGCTGACACCATAGCCAACGGTCAAATAGGTTGTACCAGTGCTGACAATAAAAGCAGACTCATTAGGCGCAAATGTCTTTGTAGACTGTCCGTCAATGTTGTCAGCGGCGGAGATCACCATCGAGCCAGTTCCGCTGTTCTTAAACAGCGTGAACCAATTATTGCCCAAAGTAGATACTGCTGGCAGTGTGTAGGTACCTGCTCCGCCAGACCAAATCAAAGTTTGAGCGCGATCTGTAGTAGCAAAAGCTCCACCAGTCACGATTGATTGAGCTGGATGGCTTTGGTTAAGTGTTGTACCGCTTGCAACCAATCCGAAGCCAGCTAATGTAGCGGCATCGGCAGAAGATGTCCCTGTACCAAAGGAGATGTTGCCCCATGTACCTGTAACCGTAGGATTGGCTGTGATGTAGATATACCTTGACTGACCAGCGGCAATAGAGATGATCGTGTTGGCGCCGGCGAAGTCTTTGACCGTAAAAGTATTAGCCCCTGTGTTACGAATCAGCGCATCTTGACCTACCGAGGCTTGGTTGGCTGGAGGCATAAACAGGCTAAGGTTAGCCGCGGATGCCGTAACGTCCATGATCCTAGCCGCATAGTCATCGGTGGCGTTTCCGTTGATAGGCCACTGTAACTGGGTGTTCGCACTCAGCGTAATCGAACGATAAGAAACGTCCGTCGGTTGAATGACGTTGCCTGTAAATGGTGAGTTGTAGCTCATGTTAGTCCTTAACTGTCGTTGGCGACCGCTTGACGATCAGCAATACGCAACTTGTCCTCTGCCGTCAAGATGTCCATGATCAGCTTGTACTGACCCTGCCACAAGGGCACTCGATCATCATTCTTGAGGAATGGCATAGCCTGAAGCAAGGAGCCATAAAGCAAAGCTTGCGGGGCATAGATGGTGAACCAATTGGTTTGGTTAGAGCTGTCCAAAGGCTGAACTCGCTCGTAATACAGCACCTCAAAGTTGTATGCCGCATCAGGCGTTGGAGCAACCATCCAATGGGTGTAATCATAGTCACAGTAAAAAGCTGGCGTACCCTCTAGTGCGGGGTTAGGCCAGTACTCCCGAAGGTACTCATACCTGCGCATCAAAACAGGCTGACGAGAACCCGCCACGGTAATGTTCATTGAGACGGTCTTGTGCCAACGAGCAGGCTTATCGATCACGTTAGCGCCAATGGTCATGGTGCTGGTGTTAACAGTAAGATTGCCTAAAAACTTGATCTGAGAGGCAATAACCTGCTCAGCCAGCATGATAAACAGGGGGATCTTGTCCAGCGTGGCGGTGTCAGTACGCTCCAAATAAGATTGGATGTTCTCGACCAAACTGTCATAGGTCATAACACTTGCGGTCGTCATGCGTTTACCTCTTAAATTCGTTGTGGCATTTTAGTATGCCTTTTCAATTAAAACAAGGCGCATTCAGCCATTCTGCGCTTTGTTAAGCCAGCCAGAACCTTACCGCCGCCTTTATTCCAAAGCATGAGCTGTTCTTTAGCTCCTTCCCAGTCTTGAGCGTTAATTTTACGTTTAAGGGTGGAGGTTTGTAGACGCCCAACGCCGAGGTTATAAACAAAATCCACGGCTCCGTTGCACTTGCGCTCATCAGTTGCAAGAATGGGGCAGTGCCGAAGGACGCCGGGCAGGTACGTATGCTCCAACTCAAACATTAAAAGCGCTCTAGCCGTTGGCTCATCCATTGGAGCGTCCTCAAGGGTTACCTTACGCCCATCAGCGTAGTAAGTTGACCCATAGCCTATCGTGGCAACGTTGGCTGGGCATAGGTACGGCCTAGCCCGATAGCCCTCAAATTGACGACACAGTGCGGCGGCTAGTTCTAGGTTCATAACCCACGTTTGGCTAATGTACGATCTAAAAACCAGAAATTTATTGTGCCTGCAAGTAAAGCTGAAAAGTCTGGTGTCATCATGGTTTTAAACACTTCTATGGCAGGGGCGCCAGCTAACCATGCGTTCCATGCAAACCATACGTGGATAAACGACCAAACAAACAGCACCCAGTACGTAACTACAGGGCGAACAGACGCGGATAAAGATGCCGCCCAACCACCAGAGGCTTTAGCCATCTCAGCTTGAGATACTATGGCGTTGTTAAAGGCATCCATAACGCCTACGTCAATAGCGGCTTCCCGCTGTGCGCCAATCTCAGCTAACTTCATCTGACCGCGCATTTGTTCCAGTTCACACTGGCGGGAGAACATCAGCAGTTCGTGTTTCCGCTCATTGGCTTTATCAAAAAACTTGAGCACTTCTGGCGCAAGGCGGAACAGCCCACCAAAGATGGAGCCAAGTAAACCACCAGATAAGATGTCAAACATTACACCAAACTCCATGCAATTATGTAAGTTCCATAAATGACAAAGGCAACTAAAAGAGTCGCCGCAATGAATGCTTCGACCCAATCCCACATGCTATAGCCCCAAAACCTTTTTGACGAACTCGCCAGCGACGCCGGGGCCGAACAGCACAGTCCCAATCAGCGCATATAAAATATATTCAATGCGTTGCATTCTTTTAGAGCCATCATCAAATCTCTGTTGTATTGCGTCATGGCGCTGTTTACAGACAGCCTCGTGCACAGCCAATCGCTTGTCTGTCTCAGTTGCCAATTCTTCAATATCAGGCATTCTGTTCCTCTATGGCAAAACTTTTCTTTAACTTCATTTAATAATTGCTTCAGACCAGTCCCACATTACACAGCAACTCTGCGGGTGGCTCGGACATAAAAGTAACTACCAGTTTTCATGTACCCGTTTTGATTTCCATTACTCATGAATGAGTAATTGCCATTGGCAGAAGAAAATTCTGTACTAGACCAATAATATTGAGTTTTAAATGCTTCAGTACCACCTGCTAAAAACTGAAATGTTGTGTTGGTCGTCATTGCTGGGTTTGTAGCAGGGGTTCCCAAAGAATACCCAGAAGTTCTAGGCGGTATAGAGTTTGGGTTCACGACAAGATTAGAAGTGTTTTGATTGGTTGATGGCTTTAAATTGTAGTAACAAATCTCCATCTCATTCTTGGCAGGCATATACCAGTCTGTATATCCGCCTACAGTAAGCGCTTCACAAAACTGAGCCGCTGGATGCGAGGCGTTATTCATATTTGCACTATTTGTAGGGCCGTCAATATCAGAAGATGTGCCCGATGTGCTTGTATCGCTAGTTTTCCATTTTTTTCCAAATGCTTCGCAAGATGACCGTGGGCCAGTAACTAAATAATGTGTAGCCACACCTGCCACACCAAGCTGACCAGCATAGTAACCACCTGCATAGGCTTGACCTATAACTGTTGGTGCTGGTTCGGCAGAAGTTGTAATACTGTTGCTTGCCGCACTTGCTGGGCTAGTTCCGCCCGGCGTAGATGCTGTGACCTTAAATGTATAAGTAGTAGACGCAGACAGTCCACTGACTGTAATAGGCGATGTGCCAGTACCAGTAATACTTCCGGGAGTTGATGTTGCTGTGTATGTGACTGAACCAGTACCGAGGTCTGTAGGTGCTGTAAACGTAACTGTAGCAGTTGAAAAAGTGACTGCCGTAGCCGTGCCAATTGTAGGAGTGCCGGGTGTTCTAGGCCATATGCCCTGCTTGACATAGTTTGATGCTTGGTCAAGCGTCCAGATACCGGGTGCTGACGCAGTTGTTGGAGCCGTTGGGTTCTTGGTAACAATGCCACCGGGGAACTGTTTGATACTCATGACATCCCCATCTCTTTGCGAATCTTGGTTGCTGAGATAGCGTGTGTAGCATCGTCAAAAGACTCTTGCTCAATCTTGTAGCCTACATCACGACCATAGGTAATGTTGACCACATTCGGCACAAGCTGTATCTCGTACTGACCTTGGTACAAAGGGTCTAAATCACGCTTGATAAAGTCTTTGACCTGATTGGCCGCAAACGGGTTTGAACCGTTCCAACCTTGACAGTCTCTGATCTGGATCACTACTTGACCAGTCTTAGCCAATGCTCTCTCAAACAGCTTACGGTGGCCTTCGTGCCAAGGTTGCCATCTGCCAAGCATCTGCACAGTTTCTTTCTGCCAATCAAACACGGGACGCTGGCGATTGTCCAAGATGTGCGCGGCAATGAACTCACCCCACTTCTCAGACTTCTGCTCGGTGATCCTAAAGTCATATTCCTTCGGAGGAATAAATACCTTGTTTGTATCTTCAAACCGACCTTGGTTGATGGTGTCAACCCATACAGTCCAATCAGCTTTAAAGTTGTTACGCATCTCCACAAGGGGAGCTACAAAGTCGCAGATCACATAATCCACATCGTAGCTGTCAGCCAACTCACGCATCCGCAAGCTCTGGCGAATACGGCCTTCGTGGGAGAAGTCCCAGTCGTTGTATTTCTTACGCACATCATCGGCGTTAAGCCACATGACGGTCTTGCGGTTGTTTTGTAAGTGCTCAAGAACGTGCTGTGCTAGGTAAGTCTTACCAGCGCCGGGCAAGCCCATAATCAATATGCGTTTCATCCCTTGACCTTGTAAAGTTGTTTCATTGCAAACTCTGGTGCTGGTGTGCGCCAGAACTCTTTACCGCTGTACTTTTCCCACACTGACTTGGGCAGTATGGATGGGCGTTCTTGCCACGTAACTTCTTTGCGTACCGTGTGCAGGCTCTTCATGTTCAGCGCTTTGTCAAACACTTCATTATCATACTCAACATTCTTGAAGTCGTGATCGTAATACGGTTTGTTGATGAAGCCGTACAGCTCCCGCATCACGCTCTCAGGCTTTTTGCACAAAGACTCATACTCCACCAACATAATCATGTCAGGGTTTAACAACATACCCTCTTCTAAAAAGTAGTAGGGCTTGACCACTTGGCCTTCTTTCTTCACATCCATCAGGGCATCACATCTTGTGGTGACGGTCTGACGCGCTTCGTCATCTGTCAAGGTTGCGCCGTACAGGGAATTCTTAGCCGCAATACGCTCAAAGCTGTCCAGTATCCAAGGCAAGTCACGCACACAGCAGATGATTTTGGTCTGTGGGTAAAGGTCTTTGAGGAGCGATGTCTTAGATGTCCAACCCCTGCTAGTGTCAAACACTACATTTGGCGTGACTGCTTTGTAGTAAGCGTTAATGACATCTTTAAGTATCTGCTTACGGCGATCTTCATCAATCAAGTGGTTGCTCTCACTGCCCGTAATGACGTTAATGGTCGATGCCACCAAGCCTTGTACGGGGGAAGAGATGTCTGCATAGAACTCAGGGTTCTGGCGCAGAATAGCCGAGAGCAAGGTTGAGCCTGACCTTGGTAAACCAGAGATGAAGTAAAACTCTTTCATGCTGGAGTAGCCTGTGGAATCCAATTGACCGTAGCTTCATCCCACTGATAACGCACGTTACCGCCATTTATAACGGCATCAGCAGGTCTTGCCACGGGTGCGGCCCATGTCATAGTGTCCAAGTAACCGACCCATGATGGATAAGGTCTACGGGCTTCATGTTCTGCAACTTTAGCGGCATTGAATTCTGCTTCAGTCAAAACTTGCAACACACCAGCAATGGTTGTGTCGGCATCGTCATCGCAAGTGCCGTAGTATCTTGGCGCTCTTAGGTATGTGCCATCAGACGATGTTGGTACAGGCCATGTTGATTGGTCATGCCATATGTGTTTATACCCCTTGACGGCAGGCATTGATGGGCCTGTGCGCTGTGGCTCGGCTGTGCAGACTATTTTAGTTACTGCGTCTACTTCGGTGATGCAAATGTACATTGTGATGCTCCTTGATTAAACGGGGACTCTACGGATGGCTCGGACACGGTAAGAGTTAGTCTTATTAGCGTTATATTGACTGCCCGATTGAAAGTATTGACTACGACCTTGCGTAGCAGAAGCCTCGGTACTAGACCAGTAGGCAAAAGCGCCATACGCTTCTGCTCCAGTAGATGTTACAAAGTCAACGGCTGAAGTTTGTGCTGGTGTTCCAGCCGTGTAGTTAGATGCCCTAGCAGGTACAGCGTTAGCGTTTGTGCCTACTGAAGTATTGTTTGCCTGTGTTGTTGGTTTAAGGTTGTAATAGCAGACCTCCTGCTCATTCTGGGCTGGCAAATACCAATCAGTAAAGCCGCCAGCAGTAACTGCTTCGCAAAACTGTGCGGCGGGATGAGAGGCATTATTCATTGCCGCACTGTTTGCTGGGCCGTCTATGACTGATGAAGTGCCAGCAGTTGTCGTGTTAGATGTTTTCCATTGTTTGCTTGTGGTTTGAGCCGAAGCCGCAGGGCCAACAACTAAATTATAATCAGCTATTCCATTTCCAGCGGTTGATATTTGACCAGCAAAAAAACCACCACCTAATGCAGAACCAATAGCGGGAAGCGGTTGAGTGGGCCAAATGCTTTGACCTTTGGCTTGCATCTGCTGAGTGACTGTCCAGATTCCAGAAAAATTAGGCATATGTTTCCTTAGACTGCAACACGTCGGATGGCACGGACACGAATAGAATCAGCTTTAATGTTATATGCTTGTTTGCCGCCACTAAAATACTGTTGCCATGCGTAGGTACTAGAATATTCAGTGCTAGACCAATAACTATCAGCCGTAAACGCTTCGGCCCCAGTAGTTACTATAAAAGCGGCGGCTGTAGTTTGCGTTGGAGGGCCACCGCTTGGATAGTTGCTTCCCCTGCTTGGAACTGCATTTGGGTTAATTCCACTGCCGCTTGGGAAAGTAGTGTTTGCATCTGTGGTAGGCTTTAAATTAAAATAACAAACCTCTAGCTCATTTTTAGCTGGCATATACCAATCACTAAACCCACCAATGGTTAAACCCTCGCAGAACTGCGCCGCTGGATGCGAAGCATCGTTCATTGCCGCACTGTTTGATGGGCCATCAATGACAGAAGAAGTACCAGCAGTAGAAGTGTTTGATGTTTTCCATCTTCTGCTAGAGTTTTGTGCAGATGCGACAGGGCCAACAACTAAATAATGTGTTGCTACGCTACTAACACCAATCTGACCAGCGTAAAAGCCACCCTCGTAGGCTTGTCCAATTACAGTTGGTGGCGGTATAGCAGGAGTGACAGAGTTACTTGCCGTACTTGCCGCACTCGGCCCATATGCATTCACAGCAACAACAGTTACTGTAAAAGGAACAGCAGTCAATCCCGTAATTGTAATTGGTGAAGACGCACCAGAAGCAGAAAACAAGACCCCATCAGACGTGCGCTTGGCTGTAGCGATATAACTCGTGATTGCACCGCCTCCCACATCACTCGGTGCTGTAAAAGTAATCGACAATGATGTAGTTGATACAGGGCTTGCCGTACCAATCGTAGGGGCGTTAGGAACCTTCAGGGCGTTGTACCCCGGCAAAACAATACCAGCTTGATAGCGCGAACTCATGGTGTTACCCCAATCAAGACGCTATGACTTCATAGGAAATGGTAAAGGTCAAAGAATTTGCTGTACCCGAAGTGATTGTTATGGAGTTGCCTTCCATCAGGTAGACAGCAGTAGTCTTGTCAACCGCAATCAAAGACGCATTGGCTGGGACAGATACCGCTGACACAATAGGGTAAGCCGTACCGCTTGAAGGGGCAGAGCCTTGAGCCTGAGCGCCGTTACTGTAGATCGCCACAGTTGCATTTGCCGCAGACGCTGTAGTGTTAGCTACGACGATCTGATTGATCTTAAACACTGTATTGCTTGCGGCGGCGTTAGGTACAAGAACAACTGCGGTTGTACCAGTAGGTACCCAGTATGTTGTCGTTCCAAGAATGGACGTTACGTTGACTATATTAGGGTTTGCCATGATGAATCCTTACAGACCAAAGATAATTGAGAAAGCGATGGCTTGACCTTTAGTCGCGCCCGTTGGAGTTGCAAAACTTAAATTACCAGCGCCATCAGTTCTAATAACCTGATTTGCTGATCCATCCGCAGTTGGATATTTTAAGCCAGCAGGGTTGTTCATAATGCGAATAACCGTGCCTGATGCGTTTTCGGCATACAGAGCCATGTCGGTGTTGGCGATGTTGAAACCGAGTTCCCCCGGCAACAGGTCAGCCGCCAACGGCACAGCCGCACCTGTTGTTGTGCGATAAAGTTGAATAGGTGTAAAGCCTGCTTGTGCCATTAGAAAGTTCCTCCTGAGATTCCTGACCATACGGGAGCTGATGCACCCGCCGATGTTAACACTTGACCTGCTGTTCCAGCCGCAGTAAAGGCGTAAGCAGTTCCAGTGCCATAAGCCGAGCCACCTGCTGTGGGTGTGGCTGTTCCATTTGTACCGCCACGGTTAATAGCTATGGCAACGCCGTTCCATGTGGCTGATGTAATTGAGCCGGGGTAATCTAACGTATTTGTTGACCATGACACATTGGACGGCGCTTGATCATGCCTGTCCCAAGAACCTGCCGATATTGCATTAGATAATAAATTAACAAGCACAAAGCCGCCGCTAGGCACAGAAACAACCAAAGTGTTTGAATTGTTGTTGACTGTAATTGCGCCACTACTTTGATTATTATCAAACTGAAAAACTGTACCATTTACTAATGTAGTTGCATCAGGCAGTTTAAAAGTTTGACCACCAGAACCAGTAACTGTGTATCTACGAGCAGAAGCAACAGTCAGAGTAGTTGTTGTTCCAGTAGCCGCAACATTTGTATATGCATCGTCTACCGCATTAACTGCAATGTTTTGGTTAGCATCACGCAAAACAACAGAAGACGCGCCACTTGAAGCTGTAACGCCTGTACCACCATTTGCAACTGCCAAAGTGCCAGCCAAAGTGATTGCACCACCAGTCGCCGTGTTTGGCGTCAAACCAGTGGTTCCTGCGCTGAAAGTTGTCACACCACCAGCAGGGGCTGGTTGCCATGAGGCAGTTGAGCCGTTAGACGATAAAAGATAACCGTTTAGACCAATCGGTAATCTGGTGGCGCTGTTAGTACCATTGCCAAGAATCAAGTCACCAGTCGTGGTGATAGGCGACAAAGCATTAAATGCCGCACTTGCTGAAGTCTGACCAGTACCACCATTTGCGATTGCCACAGTACCCGTAACGTTAGACGCAGTACCCGTCGTATTTTGATTAAGCGTAGGAACATCGGCAACTTGTATGGTGTTCATCACCACATTCGTTCCGTTACCTCGCAGGTACGATCCACTTGTGACCGCACCCGCAAAAGCGTTCATTGCCGCCTGAGCTGATGTTTGACCTGAGCCGCCGTTGGTAAGTGCCAAAGTCCCCGCCAAAGTGATGGCGCCGGCGGTTGCAGTGTTAGGAGTAAACCCAGTAGTGCCTGCGCTAAATGTTGTTACACCTCCAGCCGCACCACTTGACGCCAAAGTAATTCGACCCTGTTGATCAACCGTAATATTGGCATTTGTGTAGGCGCCGGGGGTCACCGCCGTATCAGCAAGAGAGATAGTACCCGTGGAGGTGATTGGGCCTCCCGTGAGACCAGTTCCCGTAGCTACTGACGTTACCCCAGTACCAGTAGTTATAGAACCCCATGCGTTGTTTGCGTAACCTTCAAACGTTGCTGTAGTCGTGTTGTATCTTAAATTCCCGTTGATAGAAGAACCTCGTTGCCCAGTCGTACCACTAGGAACAACCAAACCGCCAGTTCCCGGCAACACAGGATTACTCGCAATAGCAATAACTGGCGAGTTGGCAAAGTCACCATCGGTGACGTTAATTTGACCTGCTGTTCCAAGAATTTGTCTTGTCGAAACCGTAGTTGGGCTGGTCAGCGCCAAAGCTCCTGTACCCGTAGCCCCAGCCACAGCCAAAGCAACACCAGTCAGAGCAAATACTGGCGCACCAGCAACTCCGTCCCCATTGGTTACAGACAATCCAGCCGTAGAGGAGGTCATTGTCCTTGCCACAACAGCGTTGCTTGCGGTCTTGGCAATCATCCCATTAGAAGCCGCTTCTAAGCTCCCAGAGGCGGCGTTTAAAGTAATTTGAAGGGTAGACTGGGGGCCACCATCAACAAGCCCTACACCCGTCCCATTGGACAAGGCACGACTGTTATTTAGAGTTGGCTCTTGGTTCTTTGTAATGAACGTCTGAGTTTGAACGGGAGAGCCTGCAAGCGCGGCAGTCGTGGTCTTTACAGTCTGACCGTTTTGGACAATCGGAACAAGCTCCGTGCCAGTAATCGCGCCAGCCGTAGGTAATTGTGTGATCGTTACTTGTGCGGACATATTATGGGCTCAGTTGGTCTAGGTTACCGTTATTCTCAGGATCCTGAGTATTACCCTCTGTCGAGATGATAAAGCTACCACCAGTGATACCGTTTTGGGTAGTGACAATGTTGTTGTCGTTGGCGGCAACGCTCACGTCAGGACGTGGGAATCTGATCGTTATTCTCTCAGTTTTTCGGGCTGGAAGTCTATAGGGATCTTTCTCATCTGCACAATTTTGCCCACAGACTTGGAGGCCGGGGAAGTTCGGGTCAGGTCTCATCTCATCATGGGCGCGCTTCATCTTGCATCTATCGCAAATTGCAATAGAAAGGGTAGCGTTTCCACGAGTATCGAGAAAAGTTGGCATTAGTGTGTTCTCCCTTGCGCGGCAAGAGTAGCACGGCGAGAGGCGACACGTTTGGCAATCTGTTCTGGCGTTTGTTTGCGACCTTTTTTCTTAGCTGATAATTTTGCTCGTGTTTCTGCCGAAACGGGCATACCAGCGTTTGCAGGAGTTCTTCCAATCATCCATGGCGTCTCACGTGATACACCCTTCAAAGGACTTACGTAATCTACGCCGCGAAACTTAGCGACTGGTGGCTTACCACCACCCATAACTAAATTCCAGCCAATGCTGTCCGTTGGGCGCAACTTACGCTCAAGGTCATAGCAGTAATCTTCTTCAGCAACAACAAGAATAGTTTTAATCAAATTGTCCCAGCCATGTTTGGAAATGGCATTTGCAAGTCGTGGGTTGTCATGACGACCTTTGCGATGTGACCAGCTATGACCATATAGCCAGCGCTTTTGTGCGTTTTTGGACACGCCAACATACCCTTCCAACATTATGTCGGAATGGTGAGGGGCTCTGATCCAATAAACTTGTGCGCTCATCGTGTGTACGGACTTATGTTAGGGGCAAAGTAGATTGGAGACTTGTCTCTCTCTTCTTGCTCCACTTGATTCAGATACTTCTCAGCTTGACCTTCAAGGTACTGGATGCGCGCCAAGTCAACGCCGGGCAACTCTAGCGCCATCCTATGCGACAGCATCATCAAAGTAGCCTCATACCATCGAGTGGGGATGTACAGCTCGTTTGTCAATGAACCAACGTCCATGATCTGCTTGCTGTACCACACAGTGATTTGGACAAAGGGATCGCTGGGGACTGGCCACAAGTAGAGCGAAGGCAAAGGAATTGTGCGATCAAACCAAAATTGAAAGGGTTGATTCGCTGTGAAGTTCTTGTTTGGCAGATTCGTGTAGTCGTCGCGGTTTAGGCGAGACATAGTGATCTCGGTGGAGTTGTTTCCAACATAGAACTCACGCAAAGCAAGCGTTGCACCACCAGAGATGCGTACGCGGTAGTACTGCACGGCTTGGCCGGGGTTTATGTCCGTCCAAATCCACTGGTTATCAGTCACAGCTACGGCGCCAAGGTTCTGTAGCGTCGTCCAAGTGCTGTTATCAGTCGAATACTCGAGGATCAGCGTCCATGTGGCGCTTCCGCCCCCTGCTATGTACGGCAAGATACCGATGGAGCCAGCATAAATGTCTTGGTTTGTACCAAAATTAGCTGAAATGTTGCCGTTCGCGCTTGTCTGTTGGCAGAACGTGTCTAC